TTACTTACATTTATAATTCTTATAGTGTTTTTTAGCGTGGCACTCTTTACAGATAGACATAAGGTTATTAAAGTCAAATGCTTTGGCTAGTCTTTTAGTGCCAGTATAATTCATAAAGGAATCTATATGGTGAATATCTTCTGCTGGCTTAATGATGCCTTTGGCTAAACAGAGTTCACATAATGGCTGCTGCATTAGCTTAGCTAGTCTTAATTCCTTCCATTTGCTAGATTGGTATATCTTCTGTCTTTCTTCCCTGTTAAATGTTCTGGAAGGCTGCTTATTCGGTTTCTTTAGGTATGGCATATAGTTCTGCTGGTATTATGTATTCACCTTCTTCATTCTGTACTTCCAATGGTGCTAATTTACTATTCATTGTATAGCTGGACTTCTTAGCATAGCATCTTATAGTATTGAATTGCACTCTTAGTAGTTCTAATACAGATTCTTCTGTTACATCTTCCAGCCCTACTTCCATACATCTTATTACTGCTTTCTGTAGGAAATCTTCTACAGTCTGGGACATATAGATATTGTCTTTATAGTATATAGTGTATTGCTTTACTAATTCGGGATAATGCTTGGCTATTATATCAGCTATCTTAGAAGCATTTCTATGAAGTGGCTTATCTATTACTGTATTGTAGCTGTACTGGTCATATTGTGGCTTCCAGTTAATTATCTTATCTGCTGTTTCTGTATCAATGTGAAATAATGCTGCTGCTTTGTCTAGTCCGTAATCATAAACATATTGTAGTAGGACTGATTTAGGTGGTCTTATCATTCTTGAATTTAATATACTGGTTAATGGTTTCCCTGTTATAATTGAAGAAGTCCTTTAGTATGGCTTCTATTAGTGGTGCTTTATCTGATTTATGGTTAGTATGTTCATCTATAATATCAATATTTCTATTAAAGAAATCTGCTATTATCAATCTTAGTAGTTTAGACCTGTCTTTGCCTAGTAATTGCTGTAGTTCCGTTAGTAACAGGTCGGTATTTAGGTCTATTTTAGCTTTAATTTCTATTGGGTAATTACTTCTTCTTTCCATAGTTTAGCCTTTAATTGTATTACAAATTTACTAACATCTTAACAGATTTCCAAATAAATAATTCACATTTTTTAATAATTGTATTATAGTGATTATAAGTCAATTAGAGTCATTGTATAGCTTTATAAATTATAAAAATTAAATAGACTATAATATGATAAATTACACTATTCCAAAGGACATTGAAAAGGATGCTAAGGTATATATGCAGAATGTACTGGAACAGCTGGATAGTACTGGTATGTTAGAGAATGTGGATAGTGCAGCTTTAACAATGCTGGCTAGAAACTACAGTATGTTCATTAAGGCATCCAAACAGTTAGAAGATGAAGGTTTGACTGTTACCAGTGATAGGGGTAACATTGCACCGCACCCAGCTATTAAGATTGCTAAAGATGCTCAAACACAGGCTATGAAAGTTATGCTGGAGTTCGGACTAACAGCTAAGGCTAGAACTAAATTGCCTAAAATAGAACAAGACGGGTATAACCCATTTGAACAGTTTATAAAGGAAGGAAAGGAAACTAGGTAATGAATACCAAACTTTACTATGAATATTGTAGTAGGGTTCTTAATGGTGAAATAATAGCTGGTGAAACTATTAAGCTGGCTTGTAAGAGATTCCAGAATGACCTTAAAAGGGATGATTTAGAGTTTAGAGAAGATAAGGTAGATAGAGCCATTAAGTTTATAGGGACTTTAAAGCATTATACAGGTAAACATTCTGGTAAACCATTCATCTTAGAAGGATGGCAGCAGTTTATAATAGCTAATATAGTTGGATTCTACTGGAAGGGAACTACTACCAGAAGATATACTAGCAGCTATATAGAAGTAAGTAGAAAGCAGGGTAAGACAGCTTTAGCTGCTGCTTTATGCTTGTATTATTTAATAGCTGATGGTGAAGATGGTGCAGAAGTATTACTGGCTGCTAATAGTAAAGAGCAGGCTAAGATAGCCTTTGATATGTGTAGCAAGTTTAGTAAGGGACTGGATTCTAAAGGCAAGTATCTTACAGCCTATAGAGCTGATATTCTGTTTAACCTTACTAATTCCAAGTTGAAAGTATTGGCTGCTGATGATAGTAAGCTGGATGGATTTAATGCCAGCTTTGGTTTATTGGATGAATATCACGCTGCTAAGAATAGTAAAGTACGTGATGTTATTAAGTCCAGTATGGGGATGAGGATGAACCCACATCTTTGTACTATTACTACTGCTGGCTTCGATAAAACTTTACCCTGTTACCAATTAAGAACCGTAGCTATAGAAGTGCTTAATGGCTTAAAGGTAGATGATGAAATGTTTATAGCTATCTATTCTTTAGATGCTGATGATGATTGGAGAAATGAAAAGAACTGGATTAAATGTGCACCAAACTTGGATATTACAGTAACTTCCAAATACATTAGAGGACAGGTACAACAGGCAATAAATAACCCTGCTGATGAAGTCGGAGTTAAAACTAAGACTTTGAATTTATGGTGTGACAGTTCTAATGTGTGGCTACCAGAGGACTATATTATTAAGTGCAGTCAGGAAGTAGACCTTAATAAGTTTGCTGGTATGGATTGCTATGTAGGTGTGGATTTAGCTGCTACTTCGGATTTGACTGCTGTAGCTTACTTAGTAGTACAGGATGGTACTTACCACTTCAAAACACATTACTATCTTCCAGAATCGGCATTAAAGGATAAGGCAGATAAGGAACTTTACAAATACTGGAAGCATCAGGGGTATCTTACTGTTACCAGTGGTAATGTTACCGATTATGACTATATAACTACTGATATGCTTAGATATGCTGATGTAGTTAATATCCAGTCTGTAGGATATGACAAGTATAATGCTACACAATGGGCTATAGATTCTACAGAGCAGGGATTACCATTAGAAGAATATCCACAAACACTAGGTAACTTTAATATGCCTACTAGAGAACTGGAAAGGCTAATACTATCTGGTAAGGCAGTTATTGATAACAATGAAATAAATAGGTACTGCTTTAGAAATGTTACTTTGAAGTCTGATTATAATGGTAATGTTAAACCGAATAAGGCAGTAGATAAGAAGAAGATAGATGGAACTATAGCAATGATACAGGCTTTAGGTATGTATCTGAGAACACCACATTACACAAATGAAATACTGACTATTTAATGGGAATTTTTACTAATTGGTTTAAAAAGAAAGAACCAGAGCAGGAAACCAGAGGGTTATTCTGTGATTCATTGATGTATAATATGAATGGTAGCTATACTACTAATAAGGCTATGTTATTATCTACAGTCTACAGGTGTGTAGATGTTATTAGTGATGCAGTAGCACAGCTTCCATTAGAACCATATTACATTAATGATTCTGGTTATAAAGAAAAGTTTATTAAGCATCCTACCTACTACTTACTGAACAAAGAGCCGAACAATAAGATGAGCAGGTTTACTTTTATAAAGACTTTGATAGTAAGTACATTACTTAAAGGCAATGGATATGCTTATATAGAAAGAGATGCTAAAGGAGATGCAGTAGCACTTCATTATTTACAGCCAGATTATGTTACTATTACTGAACAGAAGGACGGAATTAAATATAGTGTTGTAGGCATTAAAGGACTGGTAGAGCCTTGCAATATGATTCATATACTGAACTTTAGTTATGATGGTATTACTGGAATCAGTACTTTACAACACGCCAGACAGACTTTAGGACTGGCTACAGATTCTGAATCACACGCACAAGGATTCTTTAAAGGTGGTGCTAATCTGGCTGGTATTCTTAAAGTACAATCTACTTTAACTGGTAAGCAGAAGGTAGATTTAAAAACTAGCTGGCAGACTGCTTTTAGTCCTACTACTGGTACACCTAATGGAGTAGCTGTATTAGAAGGTAATATGGACTTCCAACCTATTACAGTGAATCCTGCTGATGCACAACTATTAGAAACCAGACAGTTTAATGTAATTGATATTTGTAGGTTCTTCGGGGTATCACCTGTAAAAGCATTTGACTTATCCAAGAGCAGTTATAGTACTGTTGAGGCTACCCAGCTGGCTTTTCTTACTGATACATTATCACCATTACTAGAGAAGATAGAATTAGAGTTTGAAAGGAAGCTGTACAAGCCTTCTGAAAGAAGTAGAATAGATGTAAGATTTGATACTTCTGTATTACTAAGAGCAGACAAACAATCTTTAGCAAACTACTACAATACACTATTTAATATCGGTGTGGTTAGTGCCAATGAGATTAGAAAGCAGTTGGATTTACCTGCTGTAGATGGTGGAGATTCCCATTTCGTACAAGTGAATCTGATGGAGATTAAAAATGCTGCTAATAACATTCCATCTAATAACAATATAATCAATGATACAGACAATTTACAAGGGGACTGACTTAGTATTCAATATTAAGTTGGAAGATAAGGACGGCATTCCCTTTAGGGTAAGAAACACTTCTGAATTTATACTTAGACTTTACACCACAAACCCAGCAGAGTTTATAGAATGTAGTTTTAAGGGTGGTGATTTGACTGGTATAGTAGAAGAAGATAGAATAGATAAGGCGGTTATAAATTCATCTGACCTAGATAAGCTACAATCTGGACTAATCTATTACAGCTACAGCTTTAAAAGTCCTAATGCTATGTTTAATGATGCTTATTATGATGAGGTAGTAAAGGGGCAGACTAATTATTATTTGAAGTAATGGAACTACAGAGAGCAACTAAAGAAGGAGTATTAGAACTGGATAGAATCAGTGCCAAGATTGGTAGTACAGTTAATGCTGTATGGGGTACTATAGAAGGTGATATTACTAAGCAGACCGATTTACAGGATGAATTACAAGGTATTAAAGATGTTGTTAATACCAAAGTTGATAAGGTAGACGGTAAGCAGTTATCTACAGAAGATTACACAACACCAGAGAAACAGAAACTGGCTGGGCTTAGTAATTATGATGATTCTGCATTAAGAAAGTATATTGAATCCTTAGAGGAACAGAACAAGCTATTAAAGGAACAGGTAGCAGCATTACAGAATCAGATAGATAATACTGGTTGGATTCTATTGGAATAATAACAATACTATGAGAGAACTAAGAAACTGTAATGAAATTGTAAAGATGGATTCTAGGACTGTAGAAGGGTATGCTTTAGTATTCGGTAAGCAGTCTAGGGATTTAGGTGGCTTTACTGAAGTAATAGAACCTACAGCCTTAGAAGGTATTTTAGAAAAGTCTGATATACTATGCTTACTGAATCACAATGAGGATAGAGGTATATTAGCCAGGTCTAAATACGGTACTGGAAGCCTAGAATTAACTATAGATGATACTGGACTTAAATACAAGTTTGAAGCACCTAACACTGCTTTAGGTGATGAACTGTTAGAAGGTCTTAGAAGGGGTGATATTAGTACTTCTTCATTTGCCTTTACTATCGGTAAAGATACTTGGACTAAGAAGGAAGATGGTAGCTATTTAAGAACTATCAATAGCTTCAAAGAATTATTCGATGTATCACCAGTATATAAGGAAGCATATCCAGATACATCTGTAGCATTAAGAAAGATGCAGGATTTAGAGAGCGAGGATTTAAAAGATTACTTCGCTGGACTTAGGAGTAAGTTAAACTAATGAACACCTTAGAACTACTGGACAAAAAGGAACTGCTTAAAAAGAGAGCAGAGGAAATTATATCTGGTGCAGAGAAGGAAGTAAGAAAGCTAAATGCTGGCGAGCAGGTAGAATTTGATGCACTTACTAAAGAAGCGGCAGATATAGATATTCAGATTAGGAAGATTGAAGAAGATAACCTTAAACAAACAACACATACAACTAATACTATGAAGGAAAAGTTTTCACTTTTAAAGGCTATCAATGATGTAGCCAATAACAGACAATTAGACGAGAGAGCACAGGAAGTAGTAACTGCTGGTATCGCAGAAATGCGCAAGGCTGGTCAGTCTTATAGCGGACAGATTGTACTTCCTATCGAGGAAAGAGGTGATATTAAAGCTGCTGTAGCTACAGCAGGACAGGAGAATGTAGCAGAAGATAAGTTGGGTATTCTTGAACCATTGAGAGCAAATTTAGTATTGGCACAAGCAGGTGTTTCTTATATGACAGGACTTGTAGGTAATGTTTCTATTCCTGTTTATTCTGGTTCAAATGTAGGTTGGGCTGGTGAAGTTGATGCTGCTTCTAATGGCGGTGGTACATTCTCAGAAGTAAACCTAGAGCCTAAAAGACTTACTGCATATATCGACGTATCTAAGCAATTCTTAATTCAAGATTCTAATTCTGCTGAGGAAATGCTAAAGAGAGATATTGTTTCAGCTATTGCCAACAAACTTGAAGCTACTATTTTGGGTAGTGAAGCTGGTGATGCAAAGAAACCTGCTGGTATGCTTAATGCTGTAGTAGCAGATAGCAATGCTATCACTTACAAGGATATTGTTAAGATGGAAGCTGATTTGGAAGCTAAGAATGTGAGAGGTGATATTAAGTTTATTGTTTCACCTTCTGCTAAGGCTGATTTAAAGACTACTGACAAGGGTACTGATACTGGTAAGTATCTGATGGAAGGTAATGAGGTAAACGGTTATCCAGTTCTTTCTACTTCTGCTGTAGCTGGTAAGGGTGTAATCTTCGGTAATTTTGCTGATTTGGTTATTGGTCAATGGGGTGGAATTGATTTAACAGTAGACCCATATACACAAGCTGCTAACGGTAAAGTAAGACTTGTTATCAATGCTTACTTTGATGCCAAGCCTAGAAGAGCAGAAGCATTTGTTAAGAAGGTTCTTAAAGCCTAATTATAGTCTATTTAATAAGTAGTAAGCTATGTATATAACTTTAGAACAAGCAAAGAAACAGCTGCTAGTAGATGAGGATTTTAGGACAGATGATATGTACATTCTGGACTTAATAGCTGTAGCAGAGGATTCAGTATCTAAACATTTAGACATAGCTTTAGATGAATTAGAAGTAGGTGGTACTTTACCACCTGCTATAATTCACGCTATGTTACTAATGATAGGTAATCTTTATGCAAATAGAGAACCTGTTAGTTATGGTACAGTAGTTAAGATTCCCTATAGTTATGAATATCTGATAGGACTTTACCGTAAATACACAATTAAATGAGAGCAGGAACATTACATTATCCTATTACCATACAAGAACCTGTAGCAATTAAAGATGGCTATGGTGCTAATTCTATTGATTGGAGAGATGTTATTAGCACTAGGTCTAATGTTACTTATAACAGTGGTAATAGACAGAATCAGAATAATGAAATAGTTCATTCTTATACTGTAACTTTTACTGTTAGATATTATCATAAGGTAAATGAGAATATGAGAATCCTTTGGGATGGAAAGAAGTACAGGATTCTTAGCATAAATCCAGAATTATATAAGCAATCAACCACTATAGTAACTGAATTGATAAATGAATAACATAGAAGTGGATGCCAGACAGGTAGTTTCTATGTTTGCGGATTTGACTAGTAGGCAGCAAAGGCAGGTTTATAGAAGTGCTTTAAGAAAGGGTGCTGGTATCTTAGTCGGTGAAACTAAAAGACAGCTAAGGCAGACTTTAGGCAGAGCAGCTTCCAGTAGAAACTGGTGGAATGGTAGAACCTTAGTAAGTGGGATTAAATCTAATGCTGACCGAAATGGGACAGAAGCTAAAGTACATATTATGGGTGACTTTAGATTGAAGTTCTTTGAAATGGGTACTAGAGTTAGAAGAACCACTGGTAATAATACTGCATCTGTCAGAGGTCGGAATCCTATAAGAAGGCAGAGAGCAGCAGCCAATAGAGGTAGTATTAATGCTGTACATTTCTTTAGAACAGCTAAGAGCCATAAGGAAGGGGAAATCTTTAATAGTATGGATAACCTTATTAGCCAGTCAATTCAGAGAATAGCAAATAGAAACAGACGATGAGTTTACAAGTAGGCAAAGCAATATATAACCTGCTTAGTAATGATGCTAATGTTACTGGCAGGGTACAAAATAAAATATATCCCTTAATTGCTGATACTGGTACTACATTTCCCTTTATTGTTTATAGAAGAACTGGTATAGAACCATCTGATAGTAAAGATAGGTTTATCTATAAGGAAGATACTTATGTAGAAGTAGTTATAGCTTCTGATAAGTATAATGAAAGCATAGAAATAGCTGATTTAGTAAAGGATGCCTTACAAGGTAAAAAGGGGAACTATTCTGGTATTAACATACAGGATATTAGAATGACTAATGCAGATGAAGATTACATAGAAGATACGTTCATTCAAAACCTTACATTCAACATAAAGACAAATGGCAGGACAAGTAATTAACGGTGGTGACTTAATGCTATTTATTGACGATAAGTCTATAGCATTTGCCACTAACCACAAACTAAGTATAAATGTAGAAACAGTAGAAACCACTTCTAAGGATAGCGGTGGTAAATGGGTAGCTAAGGCAGCTAGAAAGATTAACTGGAATTGTAGTACCGAGAACCTTTATTCTAATGATGGTGAAGGTATTACTTTTGATATGCTATTTGACAAGCTAACAGCCAGAACACCTATTAAGGCTGTATTCTGTTTAGAGAAAGATTATTCAACAAAGAAGGATGAAGTACCAGAAGGGGGATGGTTGCCAGCTACTACTGGAACTTATTCGGGTAATGTTATTATTACAGCACTTGAAGCCAATGCTCCTAATGGAGATAATGCAACATTTACAGCTTCATTTGAAGGTGTGGGTGCACTTTCAAAAGCAGCATAATTATAAGCCTTTATATCTCTAGGTTATGGAGGTGTAAAGGCTTTATTATTTAATACTTATTGATATGACTATTAAAGGACAAGACTACAAATTGAAATATACTCTTAGAGCCTTATTTATCTATGAACAGATTACAGGTAAGGCATTTGAGTTAAAGACTATCACAGATGAATATCTATTCTTCTACTGTGTCTTAATGGCTAATAATCCAGACAGTTCACTAACCTTTGAGGAACTGATAGAAGCCATAGATGAAGATATGGGTATTATGGTAGAGTTCCAGAACTTCTTAAAGAAGGAACTGGAGAAGCAACAGCTATTCATTACTAATAATACGGATGCTAAAAAAAAGTCCTAACCACTAAGGAGATATATTCAGCCTTAGTAATAGAAGGTAGACTAGACCCAGAATATGTACTAGATAAGATGCAGATGTATGAGTTAGAACCATTGATTAGCAATCTACATAGGAAGGACAGAAATAGCTGGGAACAGGCTAGAATGATAGCTTATGTAATTGCACAATGTAACAGCACTAAGAAGTTAAAGCCTACTGATATAATGCAGTTTACTTGGGATAGTGATACTACAGGAGAAACATCTATTAGTAATGAAGATATTAAGAGATTGAAAGAGAAAGCTAAACAATATACAACACATAATTAAATATGGCTGATTTAGTAACCAGACTATTATTAAATAGTAGTCAATTCGATAACAACATAAGACAGTCCACACAACAAGTACAACAGTTTCAGCAGGTAGGAAGGAATATCACAGCCACTATAGGAAGATTTGCTGGTGTGCTAGGTATAGCTATGACTGCTGGGGAAGCATTTAATGCTGCTGTTAATAGTTCCAGAGAAGCACAACAGGACTGGAATACTGTAGTAGGTACTGCTAAGACTACTGTAGATAATTTCTTTTCGTCTTTATATAGTGGTGATTGGACTGTATTTAAGAATGGGATATTAAATGCTATCGGACTGGCTAAGAGATATACAGAAGCCTTATCTAATGCTAAGATGGCTATGGCTATCGGTGAATCTAAAGCAGATAGATTAGAAGCAGAAAGAAATAACTATGAATACCTTATTACTAAGAAGGGTATTAGTAATGAGGAAAGGACAGCAGCCTATAACACTTACATAGAATTATCCAAGAAGGAAATCTTAGAGAGGGAAAGTAAAAGTAAGTACTTCTGGGAACAGATTCAAGAAGTAATGAAGGCTAAAGGTGTTACTGGTATTAATAATGCTAAGGAAGCACAAAAACTATATGAGAGTTTATTAGACCCATCTACTAAGGAATATGCAGATTTAGAGAAGTACAAGCAAAGGAAGTCAGATGCTAAAGGTACTAGGAATCTAGGTTACTTAATGATGATTAGCGGTGCTGGTGTAGGTAGTGAAGGATTAGACACTTATACTAAAGGTGTTAAGGAACTGGAAGAAGCTACAGATGAGAGCCTAGAGAATATGATTAGATTCCAGAATATCTTTACTTCGGAAGTCGGTGAAGAAGTAAAGGATATGCTAGATAAGGCTATAACCTTTACTGATAAGGTTGGTACTATTAAGAGAGATATGTCTGATGCAGGACAGGATTTAAAGGATGGTCTTAATAATGGAGAGGTTAAATTAAAACCTGTTATTCCTACTGGTTCATTAGCAGAACTGGATGCACAGATAGCATCTTTAAGAAAGGAATTAAACCTAGCTATTAGTAATGAAGATAGGATAAGAATCAATGCTGAACTAAATGCACTTACTGAACAGAAGAGGGTAATAGAGTTCCAGTACAAATATCCTAATGCACCTAATGTAGAACTAGATGATAAGAGAGATGGTCTAGCTGGTATGGTGAGTAAACCAGAAATGCCTACTTCACTTCCTAAGTTTAAGAATCCTATTACTAATAAGAATATCAAACTGAATAATGAGTATGCAGAAAGTCTAGGTGCTATAGCTTCTATTATGGGTTCTGTAACCAATATGACCAATGAAGGTGCAGCAGCTTGGTTAAGTTGGAGTGCTAATTTGATTAGTGCTGTAGCAGCAGCTATCCCACAAATTGTAGCATTAACTACAGCCAAGAAAGGTGAAGCTATTGCCAGTGGTGTAGCCAGTGCAGCTCAAACACCGTTTGTAGGATGGTTGTTGGCAGGTACAGCAGCAGCGGCTGTAGTAGCAGCTTTGGCTAGTATTCCTTCCTTTAGTACTGGTGGTATATTCGCTGGTAATAGTACTATTGGAGATATGAACCTGGCTAGGGTAAATGCTGGTGAAATGATTCTTAATAACAGACAGCAAAGGAATCTGTTTAACCTGCTTAATGGTAATGGGGTTATGGGTTCTGCTGGCGGTGGTCAGGTAGAGTTTAAGATTAGAGGAAAGGAACTTGTAGGAGTTCTAGCCAATTACAATAATAAAACAGCTAAAGTAAGATGAAATATACAGCACAATTCTATGATATAAATGAGAAGCTATACACATTGGAAATAGGTTCTGGAGAAATGCAGAACATTACTTTATCTGCTACACCATTCATAACCGAGTTAGAAACTTCTGATTCACATTTATATAAACCTTGTAAGTATAGCAGTGCTACTATAGGAATGATTACAAACGATTATAAGTTTGATTTGTATAGTAGTACAGCACAACAAAATAAGGTAGTTCTTAGTAATACTGATGGTATTGTATGGGTTGGGTATGTAACACCCAATCTATACAGTCAAGGCTATGAGAATGAATTAGAAGAAATAGAGGTAGAAGCCATAGATGCACTTAGCACATTACAGTATTATAAGTACACCACTATAGGCGGCAAGAAGAATATAGTTTTATTTACCCAGATTATAAACCATCTGCTTGGTAAATGTAATGCTTATAGTTCTTTCTATATTTCGGATAATACACAGTTAAATGCTACATCTGACTTTTGTTTACCTAGTAAGATGTATATCAGTGAACAGAACTTCTTTGATGAAGATGATGAACCTATGACTATGCAGGAAGTTCTGGAAGAAGTTTGTAAATACCTTAATGTAACTGCTGTAGCTGATGGTGATAAGGTTTACTTCTTGGATTATGATGCTATTAAAAATGGAATCAATACTTACTATAAGTTTATCATTGGTAGTACAGCATCCACTAAGGTAACATTACAGCAGTCTAAAGAAATAGAAGCCAGTGATTATGTTGAAAATGGTGGTCATTTATCCTTAGATAATGTATATAATAAGGTTACTGTTAAAGATAGTCTATACAGCTTTGACAGCATTATACCTAGTATCTGGGATGAGAAGTATTTAACTAACTATGGTGGTAGCTGGTCTTATGTGCAGGAAGTAAATGAAGATGGTAAAGGTGGTATGCACAAATGTTTCTTTAAGTATCTAAAGAACAGTAACTATAAATGTTACTATTATAATAAGACCACATTAGCACAAATATCAGCACCTTCTACTATTAACTATGCTACTACACAGAACTATGTAGGTGCTACTATTTGTAAAGCCTTCTTTGATAAGGTTACTGATTTTAATAAGAAGTATAATAATATCAATTTCACAGACTATGTACTATTACACGTTCATAATACTTATGATGGTAAACTAAGACCATTATTTGAACTGGAAGTAAATGATAATAATGTTAGCTTCATTGGTGGTTCAACTTATCTAATTATTAAGGGAAATTTCCTATTTATGGATAGAGAATCTGAAATGTATATAATGCAAGGATATAGTAACAAAGATGATAACTTTAATCCAGATAATCTTTATATAGACTGTAAGCTAAAATATGGCAATATGTACTGGAATGGTTCTGGGTGGACTACTACAGATAGTACATTCAAATTATACTTTGATAACCAAGGACAGTCAGACCATTGTATTAACAGGATATTCCCAGTTAAAAATAACATTGATTGGAAGATGGGAATAGATGGTGAAGGTTACGCTATTCCAATGCCTAACACTAATGAAGTGATTACTGGTAAACCTACCTTTACATTATACCATCCACACAAAATAGATAATAGCTATAGATGTGATGCGGTGTTTCTTAGTGATTTTGATATACAGGCTAAAGTTCAGAACTTTCAAAAGGAAGAAGAAAAGGATTCTGATACTGAATACAGCAATATTATAAATGAGGACTTTGTAAATGAGATGGATTCAGAAGATTTTGCTATATGTACTTGGGATAATAAGGAATGTAACTATAGTGCAGTTTGCTATAGTGCTAATAGTACTAGCTTTACTTATCTGGATAACGTATATAATAAGGCTACTAAGCAGATATATAGACAGGAAGAGCATCTTATATATAGGCTAGTAACACAATATAGTACACCTTCTGCTATTCTGAATCTGAACTTACAGAACAAGTTTAAAGTATATGCTACTATGACTGATAATTTTCTTCCTAATAAGACCTTCATAGTAGACAGCATTACTACAGATTATAGATTATGCAAGCAGGAAATACGGTTAATAGAAAAGAAGTAATATGCAATTTACAAGGACAAATATAAATAAGACATTTCGTAACGGTGTAGTCAATGCTAGTAATGTAGCTGTTACTAATGTTGGCGGTGGTGGAAGTTCTTCTTTAAGTGGAAATTTTCTACCTGCTGTTAATAATGGTGACGGCTCTTATACAGTAGATATATCAAAGATAGTATTTACTGGAAACTTAATCGGTGAAGGTGAAATTACTGCTTATGGTCAAGGTTCTACAAGTGGTGATACACCTACAGGTTCAGTTACTATTTATGATGGCTTGGATTCTGTAGCTGTAGATGCTGCTTTGTCAGCCAATCAAGGTAGGATATTAAGAGAGATGATACAAGCTATAGAACCTAGCAGTATATTATTAGCTGGTCTGGAAGATGTAACACTAACCAATCTGGCAGACGAGCAAATATTAAAGTATGACGCAGCTTCTAAGAAGTGGGTTAATGGTGATGGTACTAAGGTTACTTGGACTAATATAGAAGGGAAGCCAGCAGCACTTACAGATGCCAATATAGCTAAGTGGAATGAGAACAACCACACACATACTAACAAGACTACATTAGACAAGATAACAGAAGCCAATCTTACTAGTTGGAATAACAAGTTAGATAAAACTATATGGGACAAGGCGTTTTACTTTGATAGTGCAGGTGATTTAAGAGCAAAAGTTAATGTAATAGGCGAGAAAGAAATTAGTGCTTATGGTGCTGGAACTACTTCGGGTACTGGAACTGTAACTATAGTGGATGCACTTACCAGTACAGCTACAGACTGTGCTTTAAGTGCTAATATGGGTAGAATCCTTAAAGATATGATAGATTCTAAAAGCAGTGTTTCTAGTTGGGAAGATATAACAGATAAACCTAGTTGGATAACATCTGCAAAGCCTTCCTATAGTTGGGGTGAAATAAGTGATAAACCATCTACATTTACACCTAGTTCACATAACCATAATAGTAGTTATGTTAGTGCACTTGGTACTAATGGTAACCACCTTACTTGGACTAAAAATGGTACTACTAATAATATTACTGTTCCTTATGCTACAGCAGCAAATAAGGTTATTAATACATTAACCTTTACAGGCTATCAATCCAAGTCTTTTAATGGTAGTGCAGCAGTCAGTGTAGCTATACCCAATAACACTAATCAGTTAACTAACGGTGCAGGATTTATTACTAGTAGTGCTAGTATCAGTGGTAACGCTGGTAGTGCTACCCAATTACAAACGGCTAGAAATCTTTGGGGACAAAGATTTGATGGTACTAACGATATTACTGGTGACTTATATTCAACTGGTACAATTAACTGTAGTAATACTATGCAAATTAATGGTGGTAATAGTGTAGGAAGCTATCCAAAAGTGCTGTTTCATATTCCTGATGTAGCTTGGGCACAATTATTTCTTAGACTTGGACAGTTACAGTTAAGGGACGGTAGTAGTCAGGATGGTAATTGGTATCCAATGGCGACAGGTTCATTTACCGCAAATGGTACTATATCCAACACTGATAATGTATATACAACTAGTTCATATATTAGTAGTATGGTTGATAGGTGGAATCATTCTTGGAACATATTCTTTAATCCAGATAATGCAATTTTTAGAGCTAATCAGATAGCATTAATGATACCTAATCAAACCTCTTCACGCCCTGTTATTGGGTGGAAAGATTCAATTGATGGAGTTGGATATCTGACAAGATATACTATAGGTTCTTATCGTATGAATCGAAATATGTGGGGAAGTATGCTGTTAGCAGTGTCCAATGATGATTGGGGAAACAGTGCGGGTGCTCAATTACAATTAAACGGAGAAGGTACAGCAGACCTTATAGTTTCACGTTTTACTGTTCACGGGAATTTACAAGCAAATGGAGAAGTAACAGCTTATAGTACTTCTGATAAGCGTTTAAAAGAGGAGGTTAAAGCAATAAATAATGCTAGTGACATCATAGATAAATTGAGACCTGTTTCTTTTAAATGGAATGATAAGGCAAAAGAACTTAATCCTAATAAGAATAACAAGTTGAATTATGGTTTAATAGCGCAAGAAGTTGAAGAAGTAATGCCAAGTATTGTGCATCCAATTTATAACGGCGAATATAAATCAATAGATTATATACAACTGATAGCTATTCTTATTCAATCCAACAAGGAAATGAGAAAGGAAATAGATAGACTTAAAGAACAAATAACAAACTGAAAACTAATTTGATATGATATTAGGAAGTGCAGGAATAACAACAGGTATAGTAGGTAATGCAATAGGTTCAAGCAGTAGAGATATCGGTACATTATGTACACATAATAATATAAATAAATGGTCAAAGCATAAACCTATACGTTATAATAAAGTTGAAGGTTTGAGTGATGAAGAATTTAAAGGAACAAGCGGTGATAATTCTTTAGGTATCTATTATGGTATTAAGGCTAGTACAAGTGCAGGAAATTATAATCAGCTTCACGATACTAATTTTGATTATATTGGCAAACCTAATGGCGGTGAGCTATCCCCATTTCGATTAGGTGATTTTAGAGGTTATGATACTAATGCAGTGCCAACACTTACAGGTGAGATAACAAACCTAGCCTACACTAATGTTCCTAAAAGTTTTAATTGCTCAGTTATTTATGATTATACAGGAAGTAATACTACTGGAATAGATTTTAGAGAGTTAATTAATACAGATGGTGATGCAATTAAATTTGAAAATTATTATCCTTGCATTTTAGTTGGTGATTATGCTAGAGGATTGTTTAATGAATATAACTCACAACAAACATCCATTAAGTTTAATAACGCTTGGTATAATAAGTTTTATGCTGACATAAGTAGTGGTAACTTTCCTACAAGTTATATTAATACAAAACAAACTTGTACTTTGTTCTTAACACGTAATCTTTACGTTGAAGGTGGTATTACTGATTTAAGAAACTGGCAGTATGTAAAAGACAAAGCAAATGCTTATAATGCTTTTGCAGTGCCTAATGCAGTGGCTAAGAAAGTAGAAATTAAGAACTATAGAACTTATACGATATTAGAAGCCATTAAATGTATTAGAGAAAGTAACGGAGTTAAATTAACATTATATTTTCCAGAAGGCAGACCACAAACAAGTACTTCTTATATAATTGGGATTGAAAGTCCTGGCAGTGGTTCTAAAAAATGGGAATATAGTACTTCTTCAATACCAGTTATGAGTATAAGTTTTACTTGGAGTGAATTAGGAATACTACCTATTCCCAATCAAACATATACCGTTAGTGGAAGTATTACTAATGGTGGTAATTTAGTATCTAACTTTAACTTTGATAATATTTAATTGAACTATGGGTTTTATAAAAGATAATAAAATAGAGATACAACTGGTAGTGGCAGTATTACTAATACTGTTCGGTTGTGTCCTTGTTGTGATGGCTTTTGGGGTAGCACCATTAGGTATAATAGATAATAGTGTGTTATGGGTACTAGGACAAATATTAGTGTTTAGTGGTACTTTATTTGGCATAGATTATCATTATAGAGTAAGACAATAAATAAATTTAGCCTGTAGTCCTTTATTGGATTGCAGGCTAATCTAGTTAATAGAATATAAATTTGTTAATAAAATACACTAGCGTTACTGAATAAACACTATCTTTACAAAACATTTACTAGGCACGCACTTAATCGGTGATTTTGCCGAAACATTAATTATTATAATTATGGAAGTAAATGCTAAAACATTTGTAGAGTTAGTTAACAGTGGTAAAATGAATCAATCTGAGAAGTTTGGTACTTGGTTCTCTAGTACAGATAAACAGGATGGCAAACAACTGATTGATGATTTGAAGATGAGGTATGATAAAGCTAAGAAACATTTGGAATTAATGGAGCAATATATCAATGTTTTAAAGGCAGAAGATATAGATGATATAATTAATGACAAAAAGATAACTAAACTCTTTGAAGGTATTAAAGATACTAAAAAGAGAGAAGAACTTTTACAAGCCTATAAAGCCGCTAAAGCTAACAACTATTAAATGTGTGGGCTACTAACTTCGGTTGGTAGCCTATTTTAATTTGATAGTTATGGCTATGGATTATGAGAAGATATATAGAATAGCATTTGAGTTACCTAGTCCGCCCAAAGAGCCAAAATATGATTGGGCAGCTTACATTATCTTTCCTTATGTTAGATTCCTTAATAAGGAAGGGTATGGGTTTAGTGTATTCTGTAAGGATAATGATGATAAAACTACTGATTTTATATATCTTAATGCTAATTGGGGTGTAGTACTCAAGCAGCATCTACTTACTAGGTATAGAAAGAGGATTCAAAAGGAATTAAATAGTTTAGATATTAGAAGTAATTCTAAGGATAGAATATTATTACTTATTAATGCGGTGTTTAATTTGTGTGTGAAATGTGCCTTATTTGAATTTGATACTGATAATTACTATATATATACTAGATTAGGGTTTATTCCATCTTCTAGATTAAGTGAGCATATTTTTGAAGGTAAGACTTTTCTTAGTGTTGACTTGCTAAAACCGAATCAGCTAAAGGTTTGGGAAGAAATAGAATTAAAGATAGGAAATGTTAATAATAAACCTCTAGATACATTAAAGATTGAAGCTACTTATGATTATGAACTAGGTAAGTTTGTATATCACTAATAAGGGGAATGGGGTAATATTTTAAGCTGACAGTGCTTTAAACCCCAGCCCTCCCTACTTTCTACGGCTGTAACTTTTCAATTATGTAAAACTTGATATAAGTACATAATATGACCCTACGTTACTTTATAAGCCATTAATTATACTAGATAAGTTTGCAGGTATCAAATACCTTTGTATCTTTGTATCAAAATAGTATTAACAACGTCTTTTAAGCACGAAATACGCTAAAGGCTTGATATTCAGCCCAAGTTTCAACTCTTTTAATGTTGGGGTCCTGGGTTCGAGCCCCAGGCGGATCACCAAAAGAAAAGCCAAAAGGCGACAACAAAAAGACAAGTCCTACAAAATCAATATTTTGTGGGACTTTTTTTATTGCCTTTTGGCTACCATAAACGCCACGAAAAGGTCACTGACAGACAAAAAATAGTGCCTTATTCGTACCCCTGACAAAATCTTCAAAAAAGGGGTACGATTTGACTGAAAATGGCGAAATGTTGTCGGGAATTGGCGACCCTGCATTTATCTCATTATGAGTTAATAAGAGTAGTTTTGTAACTTAAAACAATGAGGTATGAAATCAACATTTCGAGTATTGTTTTTCCTGAAACGAGACAAAGTAAAAAAGAATGGTAATATGCCTATTATGGCACGTATTACCATTGACGGAAAATTAGTTCAATTCAACACCAAACTTGAAGTTAATCCTAAGAACTGGTCTGCACAAACAGGAAAAGTAACTGGCAGAGGGTCAGAATTTACCCGCATTAATGAAATGCTGGATAGCATCAAGGCGACCTTACACAGACACTATCAAACCATTTTAGAACGAGATGGCTATGTAACAGCAGAGAAAGTACGCAACATTTTTTTAGGCAAGGAGGAAAAGGCTAAGACCCTCCTGCAAGTGTTCGCACAGCATAACAAACAATATGCGCTGAAAGTTGGGAAAACAGCCACGCAAAAAACATATACCCGTTATGAACTCACTAAAAATCGTCTTGCAGAATATATCCACAATAAATATAATTTGGAAGATATTACCTTTCGGGAAATAAATGTAGTGTTCATTGAGGGTTTCTACCTGTTTATCCGAGAAAATTATCCGTGTACCCACAATACAGCCATGAAGTTTATACAGCGGTTTAGGACTGTTGTTCTGTTTGCCCACAACTTGGGACTGATTACTTTTAATCCATTCGGGGCATATAAACTGAAATTTGAGTATGTAGAAAGAGATTTTCTTGAACAGGCAGAATTAGACCGGATATATCAAAAGACATTCGCCAGCAAACGACTGGAACAGGTGCGTGATATATTCATTTTTAGTTGCTACACTGGACTTTCTTATGTTGATGTATGCGAATTAACCCCAGAAAATATAAGATTGTCATTTGATGGTAATTTGTGGATAATCAAGAAAAGGCATAAGACAAGCGTAACGTCAAATATTCGATTACTGGATATACCCAAATCCATTTTGCAGAAATATGACGGGAAACTACCCAACGGTAAACTGTTGCCTGTTATCAGTAATCAGAAGATGAATGATTACTTGAAAGAGATTGCGACTGTTTGCGGAATAAATAAGAAAATCACGTTCCATGTTGCCCGGCACAGTTTTGCAACCCTTAGTATAAGTTATGGCGTACCTATTGAAAGCGTTTCTAAGATGTTAGGGCACACTAATATAAGGACGACCCAAATATATGCGAAAATCATAGACACCAAACTTAGCGAGGATATGGATATTTTAGCTAACAAACTAAATAACAGAAAAATGCCAGCAATATAAATACCAACTTAAATAAATATGATTATGGACTTGCAGATTATCCAAAACAAGATTTTTGAAGTCAGAGGTTGCCGTGTGATGCTTGACTTGCATTTAGCGGAACTCTACCAGGTGGAAACACGAGCTTTGAAGCAGGCGGTCAAACGTAATATAGACCGTTTTCCCAGTGATTTCATGTTTGAGTTGAGCAAAGAAGAGTGGTCAGGACTTATCACAAATTGTGATAAGTTCCCCGACAATATTCGTCATACGCCTACTCCGCCAATGGCTTTCACCGAACAGGGCGTAGCCATGCTTTCTTCGGTTCTCCGTTCCAAGGTAGCCATAGAGGTAAACATTTCCATCATGCGGGCTTTCGTCCTTATGCGCCAGATGGTAATTGGTTATGAAGAACTGCTAAAACGCATAGAGGAACTGGAAGTAAGTACCGATGCCCAATTCAATGAATTGTACCAAGTCCTTACCCAACTTTTGAGCCAGTCGCAGCAGCAAAAAGAACGCCGTCCAATTGGTTTTGTTACCTATGACCGTTCAGGTGACAAATAGGTAACGATTTCGGTAACGAAATTCCACCTAATAAACTATATTCCAATAAAGTACATTCTTCCACCTTGCGGGCAGTCGGCGGACTACCCGCATTTTTTATATCCTTTTCCAAAGGCACATTCCCCGAAACGCCAGCGGTGCATGGCATCGCAGACTGTTTTTCGTGAAAAGAGCCTTTGGAGACCCGCACAAGAGTATCGGAAGGTGAACTCCCGACACACTTGTTTTTCCCGCCCGCATAGGCAATTCCCTAATGGACTGAATGGGGAACAAGAACTTTTCCCCTGTTTCCCAACCTGTAAATCTTCCTCATTAAGCAGTCCTCCAGCCGGGAGGTCGTTTTTATCATTTCAATAGGCAAAGGTAGTTACGTGTTCTTCACGGGTGTGCAAGGTCAAGCCTTTTCAGGTTTGGCGAAAAAATCTTCCCTGCGACATTCGTTGCGAGGTATTTTTTCCACAAAACCCTGCAAACTCTAAACACTGCCCTTTTAAGCCTATGTGAAACGAAAACGACCGACCCGACCGGAAGACGCATAAAAAAAAAGTCGGATTTACGGGAAACAGGAAAAAAATTCAGTGAAACTTCAACTCCCTCACCTCTCAAATCCGCATAAAATTAAAAACTTAAAAATTACAGGATATGGAAGCAGCAACATTATCGGAAGCAAGAGTTTATGTAGGCACTTATGGCAAGTACAACAACGGTTCATTGTTCGGGGCATGGCTTGACCTGTCGGACTATTCGGACAAGGAAGATTTTTACGAAGCCTGCCGGGAGCTTCACAAGGACGAGGAAGATGCGGAGTATATGTTTCAGGACTGGGAGAACGTACCGGAAAACCTAATCGGCGAAAGCTGGATTTCCGAGAACTTCTTCACCTTGCGGGATGCGGTGGAAAAGTTGGGCGACACCGAACAGGAAGCCTTTTTCGTGTGGTGCAACTACAAAAGCCATGATTTGAGCGAGGAAGATGCGGACGACCTTGTACGGGACTTTCAGGACGAATATCAGGGACAATATGACGATGAAGAAGATTTCGCCTACCAAATCGTGGAAGAATGTTACGACCTGCCGGAGTTCGCAAAAACCTATTTCGACTACAAACAGTTTGCCCGTGATTTGTTCATGTGCGACTACTGGTTTGATGACGGGTTTGTATTCCGGGCGGCTTAAACGACCATTCGGGCGGGGTTAAAAGCCCTGCCCGCATAAACAGAGAAACGATGAAACGGAAAAGCATTTATAAAATCATCCTGCGGGTGTTATTGTTCTACCTTGTGTGGCGGCTCGCCTGCACAGCCGGAGCAATCACGGCGGTAACGGCATATCTTGTATTTCGTGCCGCCTGTTTCCTGCTCCGGGTCTGCCTGTCGGCGTTTTATGCGTTGTGCGTGGCTCTGCTTTTCCTGCTGTTGCTTTCCCTATTGAGTATATAACGAATAAAAAACAGAATATCATGCAATCATTGAACAGAAACGGGGTGAGCATCACCCAAGCACTAGGAGAGGAAAAGTTTGTAAAATACCGTCCGGTCGCATTCAAGGGACGGATATTTTACCAGTACGACTACCGCCACACGGACGTGGAACTGTTTTCCACAGTGGCTAAAACGCTGGCAGAGTGCCGCCACAGGCGGGATAAATGGATAGAAAAGAAAGAACAGGGTAATAACAGATAAATTTTAAGGGTATGAAAACGACAGAAGTAAACAAGAACCTAATCGGCAGACGTTGCGAGTGTATTTTTACGGGCATGATGGTAACGGGCGTTATTGAGGACATCGAGGAAAACAAGTATTCTGTAAACGTGAAAGTGCATTTCGATAAGCCGCAGCAGTGGGGCGATGATTTGTACACGGAAGATTGGGCATGGGGACGCAAGACGGACGAGTTCGGCACGCTGCACCATTTGCGACTGTTGGCAGACGAACCGGACTTTCAGACGATGACAGTAGTTTTCGGTGAGCCTATCAGCCAGATAGACCGCAGCGTTTTTGAAGATGTTTCCACTTGGGGCGTTTCTTCTTTGCAAGGTTGGATAAACAGCTATGAAAGTGTCCGGTTTGTAGCCATAAACGACCATACGGCGGTCATAACGGGTGAATACAACTTTGAACAGGCAAAGGTGTGGTTAGAGAAAAATGTACCCATAAAGAGCCTTAAAATCAGTTGATACAAAGGCGGCAGAAATGCCGCCGCTACTTTCTTTCATGAGTGCCGGAAAATAAAGTAGAAATCCGGCTTATATTTCACAAGCTATCTCTTATTAATTAGGCAAATCTAATTCGAAAAAGTCTTTATTATGTTGTTCCCATACTTCTTTCTCAATAGAAAAAAAGTCTCCGGGATGTATACCAAAATATTCAAAATAATAGGGTATATTTTTTATAAGTCGAAATCGTGCTATTAAACACATTTTTTCAATTTTCCGTTTATCAATAGAGCGTATCCAACTATTTCCCATTATAGATAATGAATTATAATATAATAATGCCTGCTCAAAATCTGAAAGTTGAGCACGAACCATTTTTGCATAATTATATTTTTGATTTTCTTTTAAATCCTTGTCATCAGCAATATATCGTATTGTTTGATATAAATGCCTGAAGTAATGTCCTAAAACAGAGTTATGAGGGCTGGCAAATAAGTCTTTAGAGGTTCTATTTGCTACTAAAATAGCTGTAATATCTACATTAATATCAAATCTGATATCCTGTTTATCTTTTGTGAGATAATAATTTTGAACACCATAAAAGAAATATCCATACGATAAGTCATGTAAAAGTTTTAGTTTATATGTAGGGTCAGATAAGTATCTTTTCATTTTGCTAAATCTTTCAGTTTCTTCTGGGTCATGCATTGGTAAAGGTACATTTTCGATTTCATTTGCCGCTGCTTCTACTATTTTATATATATCACGCAATTGATAGAAGAGAAATTCTATAGCTTTTCGTCCTTTTTTATCATTAACTTGAATTTCATTTACATTTTCTTTATGTAAATGAAGCATTTCGTAGAATTTTGTTTCAAATGACTCTATTTTATTTTGCTTAGATTGCTCTTTAAATGTTAGAACCATTAGCAAAGTTCCAGCAAAAGTAAACAATGTGCCAACAACCCCTCCTAAATAATCCCCAAATTGTCCTGTAACTTCATAATTGATATTACTTTCGCCACATACTTGATATCCGTCTAAATGCACATTATAAATAAAACATAAAGAAATAGTAGCGCCCAATATCAGCATACCCCATGCAACCCAAAGAATTATTTTTCTCATATATATTCCATAAAAATTGGGAACAAAAATATAACAAAATAAGCACTCTACAAAATGGAGAATGCTTATTTGGTTCATAGTTAATAAGTTGTCATTCTTTACCACTATCATTATTGAATGACAATGATAATTGTTGCATCTGCCCAAAGCTGTCGATGATATAGATGTCAATCGTTTGCTGGTCGGTCGATGCCGATGTGTAGTAGAGCCGGAATGTTTCTTTCTCCAGCGGGTACAGGTCATTGGGCAGGAACACCGTACCGTTATCCATTTCCAGCTTTCCTTTGCCGTCAGGCTGGAAATAGCGTATCTGGTAGGTCGTAGGCTGGTAGTCGCCGCCACGCACCAGTTGGCAGCGTATTTCGGCTGTTTCGCCCACTTTCAGTTTCTTGGGTACGGGCAGCGTTTCCACCGTGAACGGGTAAGCCTGCTGAATGTCCAAGCTGTCATTACAGGCGGTTACAAGCACTAGGGCGGCCACGATGTAGCAGCCCACGATGATTTTATACATTACATTCTTCATATACATTATTATATAGCGGTCAGTTGATAATGAATTTCAGTCCCATGCCTACCTGCGTGTGGAACTTGCCGATGTCCGAGCCGAACAGCATACGTTCCCTCGCATTGACGAGCAGCACCACTCGGTCGGTCAGGTAGGTTTCCAGTTCCAGCGTGAGCGCACCGCCGTAGATGAAACAGTCCTTGTCCAGCAGCGTAGCCCCGTCCGGCAGCAGCTTGTCGCCCCGGTTGCTGGTTTCATACCCGGCGAGAGCCGACAGCCCCAGCGAGAGGAAAAAGGTCTTTCGCCTGTCCGAAAGGAATTTCAGGTAATAGCCGCCCTCCGCCGTGAACTGTTCTACCGGAATGCGCATATCCTTGTAGTCATACTTCTTATGCAGGTATTCCCAGCCAATCACCCAGCGGTTGGCGTTCTTGGTATAGACGCTGTATGCCACCCCGAAATGGCAGGCAAAATCCATGTCGGAGTTCCAATGTACCCCGTCCGCCATGCCCGCCGTTACCTGCAAGGCTTTCATGCCCGGAAGGTATCTTTGCGCGTGTGCCTGGTTCAAATGCAGGCACAGCGCAAAGAGTGTCATTATAAAGATGTGTTTCTTCATTCCCTACTTTATTTTCAGTTCGTTTATCACTTCGGCGTTCACGATGTCGGCATTCTCCACCCGTATGGTCTGATGCCGACCGCCGTTCTTCTCGTAAAGCTCCACCAGCAGCAGCTTGTCGTCCGGGATGGTGAACTTCGGCAAGGCGTACACCGTCCGGACGGTGCTTTTCCCGGCAATCTCTATCACCTCGTTGTAGCTGCGTACCGCATCCAGTACCGTTTCCTGAATAGCCGTGCGTTTGGGCACTTTCTTATCGGTTATCTTAAACCTGATGAAGTCCGTGTCGAAAGGCACGTTGGAACTGTTCTTTGTCTGCGTGTGCACGTAGAGCATCCCGTTATAGGTGTAAATCCCCTTGATTAAGAACTGTATGCCGAAAC